AGCTGCTACTGGCAAGGTTGAGCACATAAGTTTTCATGTGCAAGCGTAAGTTTACAATGCACCCGTGGCCGAGTGGTCCAAGGCGACTGCCTGCAAAGCAGTAAAACCGGTGGTTCAAATCCATCCGGGTGCTCCAAGTTTTAGCAGTATCAATCAATGGAAGTGTGGATGAGTGGCTTAAATCATCACCCTGCTAAGGTGACAGGTCCTAAAAAGCCTCGTGAGTTCGAATCTCACCACTTCCGCCAAGTTTAATGTCGAGAGAGACCAGTAGGCTGCTGGTGCGAATCCATACCAAAGCGTTGGTCTTCGGGTGATCCCGGACCAATCCACGTCGGTTCAAGTCTGACACTCGGCTCCACTTCATAATTACAATGAAAAACTTCTCATTTGACGCTAAGGGTCGGTCGGTGACAGCCGATGACCTCCTTATAGCTGACGTATTGAACGAACGCTATAGTGACGGGTTTGTTAAACCTGAGGTCAATGTAGAAGCAGTTCGAGCAGCTATTAGGGCTGGCGATCGTACAACACAGTTTTATCGGGACGTTGAAGCAGCACGTAAGTCCAACGTCTAGAAGTTTATGGTAGCGTGGCAGAGCCCGGTTTAATGCGTCAGCCTCGAAAACTGAAGACTGTAAAAGGTCCGAAGGTTCAAATCCTTCCGCTACCGCCATTCAATGTTAGCAACGCATGTTATGAGCGACTGTAGGGAATCTAGTAATGCGCTTCTTGTTAGGTCAAGATGAAAACAGCAGGTATTGATCTACAGTAACATTGAACCCATGGAAGTATGGCTGAGTGGTTTAAGGCAGCGTCTTGATGTATTCGCATAAATACATAGGTTACGTTATGAGAAAAACCTATGTTATGTTCATTTGGATGCGGTAAAGAAGCTATAAAATATTTTAAATCTTCTGGTAATTGGTGCTGTTCACACGGTAGTTCATCCTGCCCAGCACAGAAGAATAAGAATTCAAGCAGTAGTACAAAAGCTTTGTGGCAACAATTTGATTGGGAAGCAATACAAAAAGAATATGATTCTGGTCTTTCCACTAGAAAGATAAGTGAAGAATTTAAAATCTCATCAGGTGTATTGGCCACTGCAACAAAGCATGGTAAATTTAAAGCTAGAAGCAAAGTAGAAGCTGATGCGTCTAGACTAGGCAAGTGTTTCATACCTCAAAGCTCCCTAGATAACATGTCTAGGCTTGCTAAAGAACGCAAGTTGGGCGGTTATAACCCCAAAGGCGGTAGAGGCAAGAAAGGTCGGTACAAAGGCGTTTGGTGCGATTCTAGTTGGGAACTTGCCTGGGTGATCTATGCGGTAGATCACAACTTAGAATTTAAAAAGAACACCGAAAAATTTCCATATGAATTTAACGGTGAGACTTTGTACTATATACCTGATTTCATATTAGCTAACGGCGAATATGTTGAAATTAAAGGGTATCAGACTGATCAAGTCTCGGCGAAAATTGAACACTTTCCACACGTATTAACTGTGTTGAGAGAGCAAGAGATTAAACAGTATTTGAGCTATGCAGTTTCGAAGTTTGGTAAAAACTTCACTGAAGTATATGAGCAGTAAATGGAGGGTTGCCGGAGCGGACAAACGGCGCGTCTTGGAAAGGCGATGGCTCTAACGGGCACAGAAGTTCGAATCTTCTATCCTCCGCCAAAAATAAAGGATGTGACTGTGACTTTTAATGTCAGCTTGACCGCACATGGTTTTCATAGAGATGAAATATTGGCAAATCTGGTTCTATATACCGGGGTGCAGATAGCAGAAAATGAATTCGGTGTTGCACCTGCAACTTATGTGCGTCACATTAAAGGATTAGGGTTTAATACCGAAGCGGAACGACTTCAGTTCATCTTGACATTTGTAAATAAACTAAGATATTGTTTTCCTACCGATCGAGACTTTAACTGGGGATATGACCCAAATAGTTTTCAATATATGGATTAGGCGTCGGTGGTTTAGATCACCCATAGGTTCGAATCCTATTACTTCCGCCAGTGTTTCACCCTAATCGTAGTACCCCTTTTAAATTTAACTCAAGGAGAGCGCCATGTTTGCACAAGCACAATTTACGCACGCAGCACCATTGCATCAAGCGCTCGCAACTACTCTGGTCCTTGGATTAGAACCCCGATTTACCCCTGAGCTGGCTCTTGAACCAGTGCTGCGCCCTGAACATCGCTTGTTCCCAGTCGCACGCACACTCGAGACAGCAGTTGAAGCCGCACGCTTCGTAACCTTCGCACGCGTTGAAGGTCTGGCAATCACACTCTAAGC